CACGGTGAAAAAACAAACAAAAGTCGGCTTTAATACAAGTTGATGAATAAAAGATCCCCCAGTTACCTAAGCTGGAGTAAATGTAGTGATAGACTAGGTAAGTCTAGAAGGTTTCACAAAACCTATTCTCAAGAGCATCTAATATGACTTTAAGAGAATATTTTTCCTTGGCATTGAAGCTAGTCAGAAAAATTTCATATTAGTACGGAGCTCTATACAATAGAAATGTAGAATACCTACAAACTGCTATCTAAAACTAGCGATATAAATCTACTTTTAACATTTTTATTGATTATTTTATTCCACTTTTTGTCTTGCAAGCAAGCAAACGTATTGTGGGAACGGTGCAGTCGAACTGCAATAATTATAAAATAATATCTTCTTTATGAAAAATAAAACAAAAATTAATTCTTAGTTGCGGATCACTTGCAGAGCAATTTCTACGCGTTTCTAGTTAATAATAAGCTTATTAGCGGAACACTTGCTTTGCAATTTCAACGCTTTAATAATTGGTTAAAAGTGGCGTGGGTCTTTCATCATAAGATCCTTCGGCCATTATATCGACGATGGTGTCGATTCCCTCGACGAGGGTGCGTTCTGTGTCTCTCCCTATTATAGCACCCATTTCTTGATATGAAATAGTGAATGCTTTTTGTGAGTTTTTTGCCAGAGCGTCGTTTAGTTGAATATAGATTTTATTATATTCTTGGGGGCCCCTAAAGAATGCGAATCGCATTGCGGTAAGGACATTGGTCTGAAATTGTGTTTGGAACGGCATTTTTCCTTTTCTGACCCAATTGAATAGTTGATGGTAAATCGACTCATTTGGGTACATTTGATAGCCGAACTCAGTCAGTTTGAATCCCATCTTTAGGAATTCGACGTCTTCAATTCGATCAAACCGATAATGATCACTTTTGTCGGCGGCAGTTACCGTCATTCCGATATCTTTGTAAATGGAGACAAGATCGTCTACAGACATGAGAGACCGGCCCTTATTGGAAAGGCCGATCAGACAATCATCTCCTGCAACAATGATTCGCATATGATGGCGCCAAGCATTATACGTAGCTAGCCCGGGGAGGCTAAGCTGTTTCATGCGCCTACACCAGATGGTAAACAAAAGTAATGCATGAATGTCTGAATTTTCGGGCAGTGTTCCAGGATGTCCAGAAAGCATTCCGTGTCGTTTTCGAACTATGATGTCTGTAAAACAGACAAAACTGTCAGTGTAGTCCACAGCTAGTGAATGCGCAATCTCGCGCAATTTATAGTCCAGTTCTTTGCCTCGAACACGATATGCTTTTTCGATAACCTGAATTTTGGCTTCAGTCACCGCCCTTAATAAGTTCAAGTCTACAACAGATTCCCATGACTTTACGTCAATAGAAATAATGTTGCTGAGATACTCCAAGTTGTCGATGGCAAGACAGTCCCAATCTTTCGATTCAGGATTTATTCCAATAGCACAATGATTGCGCCCTCGGGTGTGGAGTTTCTCAAGACGATACAAATCAGAAAACATTTTTCGATATAATATCAAATGAATGACATTGCCGGTTCCAACCGTGCGCGTTTTCGGAGTTGTGATTTTGCTCTCGCCAACCAGTTCGTGCTTTACAAATTCGCATTTGTAGTTCAATGGTACATGATAGTTTGCATAAGATTCTTCATAAAGTCTGACGTCTTCGAAAATAACGTCTGAAATCTCCCATGAGTCTAAAGCTTGGTTATGGCGGATGAATTCAGTTTTTCCTTTCATGATGCTTCGCTCCTTGTAGGGCAAGCCGGGGGATGTAGATGTGTCAAGGGAGGTAGACCCTTGACTCCTAGTCCCGGTGATTGCCTCAACAGTAGAGTAAATTCTCACGGTAGAAATATTCGGAATTTCATTGTATAAGTTGAAGATGGTTTGTGTGCCTTTGGTCAATTCTTCTCTTGTTACGATGAGCGGTGGAGCTGAGTATTTATTCAGTGCGACTGAATAAGGATGATTTTTTCCTTCACAGCGTGAATCTTTTGGGTTCACAATGGCGGGCTGTGAAATCACAGGAAATGCTCCATGAATCGGTGATTTTTTGAATTCGCAATCCAAACTGATTGATTGGTTCGGTTGATTGGATTTAAATGTTTCGAGTCCAGTAATCACATTTTTTAGCGGATGGTCCTCTAATGGTTCAAGCAGTGGTTGTTCAACCGCAATTTTGTAGACCGGGTGCACTCTTTTCAAAGCACTTTCGATCATCTCTTGCGTAATGACTATTCCATAGGAAGTAAATTCGTTTGATGACATAATAATTCCCAGGAAAGGTCGTTCTATTTTCGTGTTGAAGTGAACAAGCAATGCTCCAGATGTTCCAACGGGGACCGGTGAGTTGATGCGGATGTTTCTGCGATAATTAGTTTTTACAGTAGTTGGCGTTCCATATTCTGTTGCGCTAAGATGTTGTCTGTCTGTGTAAGTTGTTTTGCCTTCTGTTGATGAAATGAATGCTCCATCAAAATCAGCAAAATTACACATATTTTCGCCCAAGTCAGATTCTTTGACAAAATGATGGCGAACAACTCGTGTTGGTCTAAAACCACGAATAGTTATGACAGCTGCGTCACATTCCATGGCGCTGACATCTTCAGGATTTATTGAGAAGCTTGCTGGTACGTAGTCGGTTTTATTCAGGGCAGCGATTGGATCGAAAACGTGAACTGTTGACCCCTGCTCAATTCTATCTGAGCTGTGCTTGTTGACAAGAAAGTTTTCACCACCAATAGCTACAGCTTGGAATTTCGTCGTCTTGATGCCCAAATCGTGTCTTGTTCGGATGTTCAGTTCATAAACAGCTGTTTCAGCCAATTTCAGTGTGTTACTGTAATATGTGCTGCTGGTGGTATGAGTCTTAGCTGCTTTTCCGCTATAAGATGCTGTTTCTTTGGGGGCAAAGAAATCCAATATTCCTGACAGAGCCAGGAACATTCCGACTATTGCTACGGCAGTGCAAATGCCATAACACAGTGCTTCACCTATCATCTTAATAGCGCGCTTTCCAACATCAAATAAGAATCCAGCTGACGAAGAAATGATTGACGATATTGTGTCTTTTACTTTCTGAGACCAGCTTTTGAAATAAGGTACTGCAGTCGATTCCTTAGTTATATGTTTCTTGATGCGTTTGATTTCAGTCATGTTTTGAGAAGCTACCATTTTTGAAAACCAATAAAGAAGTGTCTCTTGTTGGGAACGAGACAGATCAATATCAGTCTTATACAACAGTTCATCAGAGAGTCTTTCTCCAATGACAAATCCTTTTGGATCTATTGCATCTCCAATTTGCAAATGTTGTGGGAAACCAGATTTTTCAACAGTCCAACCTCGTTCGTTTTGAATAAGCTGTAAATGAACAGCTTCATCAGTTAGCAAATCTTGTGCATTTCCTGTAGTTTCATCAAGCATAGCTTTCACAACAGATTGAGCCTCATGTTTAGTTGTATAGTATGTTTCATAAAGTTCCAACTGCGCTTTCAACTTTAAGAGAAGATTAACGGTTGATTCTTTCATATCTGTAGAGGCTTGCATTTCTTCAATTTCTTGGATGATGTTTCGAAGTACAGTTTTATCCACGCCTGATTGTTTAGCGCGAACACTTTCAGTTAGCTTGTGTCTCTGAGCAACGGCTGTCAAATACGCAATGAGTTCGGTAATTGTGAGCTCGCGTGGTTGAGATCCATCCATGATTAGTGATTTTGTACTATCCAACGGATCTCCAACAATAAACAGCAAATGATCACTGGCACTTCGTGAGAGTCCGTCGCTTTCCAATAACTCTTCATTGATTTTAGGTACTGTCTTCTTCTTCGCTTGATCATCAGCATCAGTTTTCTTTTCAGCATTTTTGTCATATTTTGGATTCACTTTGACATAAATCAGATGTCTTCTTCTGTAGAGCGCATTAGGTTCAAGCATTTTTTCAACAGGTGCAAATGGTGAGTTCGTATTAGTTACTACCAGTTTGAATTTCATGATAGTTCCTTTTGCTGTCAATGAGGCCATGTTACAAATCGTTGCATTTCCACTATACATCATTATTTTCTGAATGATTGATGATTGATCCGGGTTTGAAAATATTGCTTCATCGTCGAGAATACCAACTTGTTGTCCAGCGTAATTATCCATATAACTGAGTGCATCATTCAACGGATAAGGTTCAACCTCTCTACCAGTCATAACAACTCCAATTTCTCGAGCAATTCTCTTTGACAAATCAGTTTTTCCAACGCCAGGTGATCCAGCAAAAACAATGTTCATCGGTTCGTCACATCCAGCATGAATATTTAAGAAGTTTTTGGCATAGGGAGCAAGAGTTGACATTCTGTTTAAAGCTCCTCTAAAAGCCATAACTACAGCAGGATTTTCTACTTGATGTATGTTAGTTGCCAGGCAAATGCCACGATTCATCAAAAGGTCGTGTTTGATGCAGACTTGTTCGTTCAAAGCAAAAGCTCTCTCAGTCCAGCCGGGTTGATATGTTGCAGTTTCCTTAGTCCAATCGATAATTTCACGAGTTATTTGATCAGCTGTCTTGAAGTTTGAATTGACTTTAGATTTTACAAAATCAATACTCCACTTAACAACAGAAACAATGCTTTGATAAATCTTTGGCACTGCTAGAATACCCATACCAATGAATCCGACACTTCTCATCATTTTGACTATGTCTATGCCGGTTTGCTCGGATGATGACGCTTTATAGCCAAAATAAGCCACGATAGAAATTCCAAGAGCGCCAAGAACAGCTGGTGTTCCCGCTGCAATTGCATCGATGATTGAATCCATACAGAAACTTTCTTCTTCTTCTACAATTTTTGCTTCAGGTTTAACACATTTATCCTTTGCCTTTTCTTCTCGTTTTTCAAGGGCTTGTTGTTCTTTTGCCAATTGTTCCATGATCTCCTCATAATTTGCAGTTTCTTTGTTGGTAAGTTTAGCTTGAAGATACTTCCAAAATCGAGCTAGGATATTCCAAACAGCATCCAGAATTTTGCATCTTGCCAATATATCAAAAACAATCCAAGTTTTAATCACTCTACTATCAGTCTGTCTCCAAACCATGTAATAGAACAATAAGACGGTAGCATCAATATGTATGGCCTCATACTCAATTCCGAAGAGTCCAGCAATAGCATCAACAAGTTTTTGAAACATGACGTTGATAATTTGGCTGACACTCTCAACACCTCCCGAAATAGAGCTGAAATTAAAGGTTTTGACAACTTTAACATAGGATTTTAAGTCTGACTCACCCAAAACTTCTTGCATTTGGTCCTTAAACTGTTCAATCATATCATCAAGATTTGTACAGGTCTCATTATGTTTCTCCAAAACTTGCATCGGCCGTCCAAATGTGTTTTTCACATTAGTCCAAGTTTTTCTAAAGAAACCAAGTTCTTCTTCTTTCGGTTGTTCAGTTTCATTAGGAGGTGGTGCCTTCTCCTTCTTTTTCGTCTTTTTTGGTGAACTTTTTGAGGTATGCGGTTTTTCGTCCATTGTTACATGAGGAATCATTTTTCTCAGCTCACGAAGGTATTGGATATGTTGGCAATGAAAATCTCTATATTCTTCGTTGTAAAGAATCATATGCCAAGCTTCATTCTGTCCAGCCATGATCATCAAGATATTGCGAGCAACAATCATAGATGACAATTGGCTTACGAATATTAGTCCTTCGTCTGTAGTGTCAATTTTCTCAAGCAACTGATCAAATTTGCGCAACTCCATATGATCTTCAAAGAGTTCGAGCAGCTTTTTCCACTCAAGCATTAGTCCTTTTTGTCTTCTGTCGTAATAGAGCACTTTCGACACGGCCAAAACAAATTCAAGATATTCGATGTCAGAGACATCTTCAGGTAATGACGCCAGAGTTCTAATCATAGCTTGATCCACTGATGCTGTTTCCAGCATGCTCAATGTTAATTTATGAATCATCTTTGATTTTCCTTCAATCTTTCCCATTGTGTAGCGCATGGTCTGCAAGAGATGTTCTTTCCTTCTCATAGCGCAAGATTTCAATCTGCGCGTAGGATTGATCAGTCTAAAAAGACCTCGTTCATAGATCTCCAAAACATTAGCTTTCGGTACAGAAATCAACTCATCTTTGATACTAACCAAGAAATCATACTCCTTGGCAGTTACAATAGATCTGTCAACTTGACCAAATTCATAATTCTTCTCAATCTTAAGTGAACTGACATCTTCAGTTGTTAAATTTGACTCGAAAGCAAAATCTTCACTCATCATTCGTGCATTCTCGTGAGTTGAATCTCCAACATCTTTATGAGCATAGGGCAAAATCTTCACTTGTTTTGCTAGATCTTCAAGCAAGTTATGGTGAGTATAGCCAAATGGTCGATTTTGGTGTGTCGATGTTGAAATAGCAAAAGCAGTTGTCCAGAAGAGTTTGATATACTGTGTGATGGTCTTGTATCGATATTTTATCGACATCAACTCAATAGTCGTCAACATTGATATTAATTTTGGATATTGCTTGCGTCCATGAGGTTGATTAGATACACAAGAGATCAAGGCATACACAGAATAAGGTTGTATATTCTTTGAGCACAAAATTGATCTATTAAAGTGAACATCTATCCACTCTCTAGGTACGAAAAGCCAAGTGTCAAGCTGTTTGATAGGACAGTTTGAATTATCCTTCATGTATCGATTTGCTGTGTTAAAGAAATCAAGAAAATATTGATCTCTTAACAAAGGTCTGAAAGCTGGATTGATGTCAAGAACAAATCGTTTTTCTGGTTGGTAATCCTTGTGAACACTCCAGATGGTAGAGAGTTTGTAGTCACAGCTTAATTCAGCAATCTTACGATCATTGACTCTGTCAATTTCAGTCATTCGGCGAATAGTTTGAGCCATAAGTTGCATTGGTCCGTTTTTGGTGAATTGAACTTTGCCAATTATTTTTGGGGCAAATTTCGTGAGTTCGTCTTTCAGTTCATCAGTCAATCCTTTGACATGATATTCAATTGTTTTTTCAGTGGTAACAACAACCACATTTTCTTTGGGCGCACTGAATGACAAATCGCGTGAGACTGTAAAGAAATAAGTCTCTTCGCTATCAGTTACGCTAACATTTTTCGAATCCAGTACAAAGCTTTCCGTTTGCAACACTGATCTAAAATCAGGTTTTCGCGTTTGAATTTTCTTCCTTGGCGATTTTATTTTCTTCTCAGATCCCTCTGAGACCGATGCGCCTTCATCTAGCTTGGAAACAACGTTTTCTTCTAAGGTTGTATCTTTCATATTTAGGTTTTGTCCAGTGTCGTTTAGCGTAGTCGAATCTTCCTCGGTGACAAGGAGATTTTTATTAGTCGTGAGTGTAATAGCAGTATCTGTATTCTGTTGTGAGTACATATCTATCTGTGAGGGAGATCGTCCCGATAGTCCAATAATGAGTTTAGCGAGTTTGTCGTCAAAATTTTCAACAGCGGCTAGATTGCAGGGGCCATTGAAGTTTGCTTCTGTACTTGGCGGTGACACCTCAGAAGTTTCAGTCGTGGTTGATAAAGCAAGATGATCTTCAATTGTGGATTCCATAATTGAATTTCACAACTTAACCTAATCTAAACTAAAGGCAGCCAAACATATGGCTGTGAGGTAGTACCATTATAAAATGATCTGGTGATATCCAAAATTCTTCCTGGATCGCCGGTATTATTATATGGAAAACTAGGTGAAACAAGGAGTGGAACTTCGAATGTTACATTAGAATAATCAAAGAAAAATGATATAGTTAAAACATTAGACTGGGTAGCTGGAAGTGTATTAACAAGTCCAAACAAGAGCCAATCTTCTGTAAATTGCTGAATAAAAGGTTGTCCTCCTATTTTAGAACTATTTAAAGCTATAGAATCTAGTTTGAATGCAAAATGAGTAGCTGATACGGCAGCAGTTCTATCACATTGATAAGAAGCAGTACGGTTTAAAGATAAATCTACTAGAGCGAAAGATTCCTGACTCACGTCAGTAATATTTCCAAGAAAATTTGAAAAAGAAAGTCCGGTATTAGCATCGACTGATCGACGATAATTTCTAGTGGCAGTTCGTAATCTAGCTGTTTGTAAATTGCCAGACATAGCTGTATTCGCGGTTAAACGAGCCACAACATTTATGGCACCATCTACAAAAGCATGAGATTGAAATAAAGTCTGAACTGCCATAGTTTGAATATCTTGAGTTATACGGCCAATTGGAGTTGTTGAATTCCATGTACCGTCAAAAAATTGAACAGGGAAAAGATTTCGATAAACATTTTTACGAGCAGGAGTACCAGAGACAGTTTCTGCTAAATTAAACTGAGGTATGAAACCATCTAAATTAACACCAAAAATATATTGATCAGTAGTTTTAACTATAGGTAAATTTAACTCTACGTTGATTCCAGTAGGATACAATTTTTCAAAATCTGAGTTCTGGATGACAGTTTTATCATCCATATGTCTAGCAGCTATTCCTAAATTAGTCGTGGAGGATGAAGAATATCTATTTTCTGGTTCGGTCATCTAATTAAAAACCCAATTTAAATTGGTTGCTGGTGAGTTAACATTTCTAGTTTCTGTTGCTAAACCTATTGCTTTGATGTTTTTAATTTTAAGAAAAACTAAAACAGGGAAAGTCGGGGGTTGAATTAAATTTGGAACAAATTTTTCTTTAAGGTAAACGCGAACACTTGTTTTAGGAGCAAATTGAGGGTATGTGCCATTAAAAGTCTTACTAGGTACAAAATCAGAAGGCCAATACAAAGGTACTTCTAAAGTTTGTTGTTCTAAAGATTGAGAAATTACAAATTCAGCATTATCTGAATTATAAGAATCAGGATTATTTGCAACTATTGTCGACGGTCGTAAAGCATAGTCAAAAAATACACCTAATATAGCTCTAGAGTCAGAAACTTTAACAGGTACAAAGATTAATTCTAGTTCATAAGATAAAAGTCGAGAAAACATAGGTTTAACCAAATTGTAGGGACAATTAGTAAAACCATTATACAAAGATGTACCTAAAGGATGATCTGAAGTCCAGTTATAAAGAAAAGTGCCAGAGGGTGAAGCTGAATCTATATTAAAACGATCTATCAATATAGGAAAATTTAAGTCCAAGAGTGAATTTGCATAGTTAAAATTATCAGTTCCATTATTATTAGTAAGGTCTGAAGACATACTAAAAGGTATAGGCGTGGGTGTATTACCATCTGGCTTAGGAGGATTAGATTTTGGTTGTGACATTATATTGCAGGCAAAGGAGCTGAATGAGAGGCAAAGTCATCAGGATTGACCATACCTCCTGTATCTGAATGAGCTGTATTAAAGTTAAGATTAGCTGTATTATCAGGTGTATTGCTATCTATATATTTACCAGCTAGCCAAGTGCTAACTGGTCCAAGTAAACCTGGTATTTTATCCATTCTAGCTTGCTTATCTTGAAGATTTTGTTGTTGAGCTTGAAATAACATTGATGCGTGCATAGAAGCATGCATAGAATTACCAAATTGTCCAGTAGAAAGTTGATTAGCGTTAAATTGTAATTGATCTTGAGAATATTCATGATTTAGAGTATCACGAAAATCAGCTCTAATAGCAGAATTTGCCGCTTCAGCTGCAAACATGATAGGAATCATGGGAGCATCTAAACCAACAACTAAATCTGCTACGGAAGCTGCCTCCCCTGCCTCAAGTGCTGCATCAGAAACAGCATCAGCAACAGGAGGAATCTCTGCACCAGCTTCAGGTTCTAAGGCTGGATTGAAAATTTGATCATGCATGGGAGTAAAAGCTGGGTGATCTAAAGGTTGAGTTAATTTTTCAGGAGACAACATTTGTCCAGGTTCTTTAATAGATTGATTATTTATAATATTTCTAAAATAATTACCACTAGTAGAAGACAAATCATCATAAGTAGCAAAGTTAGACTGTAAAGGTTCATTCTGAAGTTCAAAATCGTAAGGGTTACTATTTTTATAATAAGAGGAATCAACGTTGGGTTCAAATCGACTTAAGTTAAATCTAGGCATTAAGTTCCTAATCTAGTTCCACCATATGTAAAGTTAGGTAGTGCTAAAGACAGCTGTGTAGGCATTTCGACAAGTGTTGAAGTAGTTTGCAACTGAGTAACAACAATAGTACGAAGTCTACCCATAGGGTAAGAACGCATATAGTCGCGATCAGTTACATCCTCACTAAAGTGATTAAAGAAATAGTTAAACGGATATATTTTGGGAAGAAAAATTCTAGAAACATCAGCTGAAGCACCAGTAATATTAATACCAGGAAGTTGAAAAGCGTTAGCAACACTTAAACTGTTGCCAAATAACGCATAGTAAACAGCAGAGGGAGCCGGATCAAAAACAGTTCTGTGAAAACCTTGAAACATAGAATTATTAGTAGGTTTAAACAATATCTCTATATCAAAGTTTCGCACTGCAAAAGCATTTGGTTGAGAGAAAAATTGTTCTAAAAACATAGGAGTTACCGGTTGTGTATAAATTTCTTGACCAACTGTATGAGTTACTGCAAAAGATATATGTGCGAAAAGTTTTTGTTTAGCTGCAAAAAGAGCAGGATTCATCTGAACATTAGTTGGATTTATCATGATCTTAGCAGAAGGAATTACTGTAGTATTAGCAAGTTGGGTAGTTACGGAATTAATTTCTTCTGTAATTGTTTGAAGTGGTAAGCTAAAAGTATTCGTGGGATTAATAATTTCATTAGTTTCAGGTTGTGACATGATATTTTTGAAATATTTAGTTTGTACATAAATTTACATCACAAGTCCGTAGAATTGGAATGGGTTGAACTTGTGATTAAAATAAATTTAGGAAATGGGAAAGGAAGCAAGTTTTATATGATTGAATTAAAAATTTGCTTTCTAAGCAGTTGAACCCACTTAGCACCGGTAAAACAGATTGAGCTCTGAATAAAAGACCCGGTG